CCGCAAAGAAATACAAGAAAACATCCCCAACCATTACTCGACTCTCTTTTGAGTTCGATGGGGCTTCAACTCAATACATTGACATCGCACGTGCGTTGTCTGCTGTTAACCGAAAATTCTACCGTCAAGGTGTCTATTACTATGTCAACTCTGTTGAAATTTACAACAATGAAACCGGTGTCGTGGATCTCCACACGATTCCGGACAACTGGGTTACCAAGAATGCTTGGAACCGAGGATTCAAGCTCTATCAAAAAATGAATGCTCTTGTCGATGATGTTTCATCTGTCGGACGACCAAAATATCATGATTTCAAAGTCTTCATGAACAGTCTTCATCGAGAAACTGGTAGTTCTCCACCATCTCTGCATGGAATCAATGCTGCTCAAACTACAATTAACAGCGACGACTGGGTTTACAGCGTCTTTACCTCGGCTGACGATGACCAGGACGGAACCGCAAACGCTGATGAGTTTGAAGTTCATATGCTCGGTGGCCACTCTGGCTCATCGAATAACTGGCTAAGTGTCGGACTCATCAAATCTTACGGTGAGTCTCGCAATACCGTCTCTCTCGATACTCCGGAAGACGGCAACATCGTAGTCACAGACCCCATGATGAACATCTTTGACTTCTCTTCTGAGGAGCAGATGAACGACATCGTGGAAAACCTTCAGAATGATAATGACAATCCTCCTTATGATTTCAACCTCTACGTGGGTGAATCATCGAACAACATGCAACATGTTGCAAGAATCGGAACGGAAGTTGGTGTCGGACGTGTCGGCCGTGCTTCCGGATTCTGTGCTCCTATGGGTCTCATTTGCGTTGACCCTCACGGAGTTAACACCGCTTTCCGAGTGGTGCTCAATCTTGCCGTTGGTACTTACCACGGTGTTTATGCGGAGCGTGCTTGAAATGACGCTACCGGATCCTGAAACAGTCCAGAGGGCAGCCACCTTGGCTAGTGCTATGAATCACCTCAAGGAAAATCGTCTTGAGTACATGATCGTCACCATCCTTCTCTACGCCACCGGTCTCGGGGCTACCCTCTTGACAAAAGCACAAGGAGTGTGCATGTGATGGCAAGATATCAAAAGAAATCAAAAACGACCTACGGCAAAGCATTCAAGAAAAAGTCCTCTTCTGGTAAATTCCGGAAGGGAACTCTTGTGAAATACAAGTATCAGAACGGACGAAGAGTCGGCACTGTCAAGGCTCGGAAGTGAAATGTGTCCCAAGTGCAGCTGCACCTTGGTATCGATGACCAAGATAGAAGAATATGATGTTCTTCATTACCGCTGCCACGGATGCGATGAGGAGTGGGTAGAATGAACAGTTTCAAAGAAGAATGGATGGAACACGCTTCGATGTTAATTCCATCACAAATCAAACTTAACGACCAAGGTCAAGTTGAGGCCACGTGGGATCTCCCTACTTTCGTGGTCCCTCTGGTCGGTTTAGGATTAGCAGCATTGGACGGACCTCTTCCGTTTATGGATGCTGTTGCTACTCTGCTTTTGGTTGAGTACCTCTCATAATCCCGAACGTTCTACATTGGACTTTGTCCTTTACCAAATATTTCGATACATATTCAGCGGTCCTCTTCCGAGATTTGACCGCTTCGTAGTTGATACGTCCCAATCCTATCGGCATCAACTGACTACACCAATCGCTCAACTTCTTTGGTTGAATCCAAGGAGCGATTGCAACCATATGCACATGAGCGTGAAACTTGTAGCTTGGATGTGTAAAATTCTCTAAATCTGGAATCCATTTGTACGTACATTCCAGAACATAAGATCCACCACGAATCCCATTGTCTTGCAATATCGTGCGTGCCCTGGGGAGAAGCGCTTTCAAAGCGTCCAACTGTTCTTCCCTGCTCGAGGGAGACTCCCAGGTAAACCATTGACTAGGCAGAGCGAATGTAATGAGTTTAGGCACCTTACACTTTGGCGTGTCCTCTGCAACGTCGTGGATGCGGTCCATACGCTTACCCATCCTCGTCGCACGACGATAGCGGGCTTTGCATGCATTACATCTGTCGGGAAGGTTCAGAGGCCGTTTACCAAATTCCCCGGTCCTCTTCGATATCCGATGTGTTCTCACATAATCGGGATCGGGATGATTCCACTGGCATTTCCACTCGGTTTCTCCGAAGTCAGTGAACACAGGTACCTTGTCCGGTACGAAAGGACATTTCGGACATGTGTACTTCCAAGTATTCCCTGCTTTATTTATCATAGGCTCCAAAATTATCCATCCTCAAGACGACTTGGCTTGGTGATGGTCACGGAACAATGATCCATGTGCTGCATCAGAGCATTGAGTCCAACTCGGACGGTTCCACAATACGGGCAGATGTGAGGAAACGAATCATTCTGCACAAAAACACCACCATGCGGATAGACCAAGTTCTTCTATCGAATTAGATAGACCGCATTGGGGGCAATACAGATACCCCGGACAAACAGGATCGGGTATCAAGGAAACCACCTTGATGATTCAACTTGAAAGTTGCAATCCAAACAATATACCATTGTATATGGGAAGGTGGTAATTAGACTGCGTTCTCGACAGTGGGGGCAGTAGTCTTCTTTACTCATCGAGCATCACGCTCGTAAGGTGCAGCACTGCTGCAGTCAATTCAACAATTTCTTCTTTCAAGCGTATTACGCAGCCGGCCAGTTCGGTGTATGGGTCGTCCATATACGGTGGTCGCATAATGTGAGATATAAGGACACACTGGACTTGAAAACACTAGGTGTAAAAATGAAACCACTATTAACCCTATCATGATAGGTACGCCCATGGCAGGCGCAAATCTCCCCGCAAAGAAATACAAGAAAACATCCCCAACCATTACTCGACTCTCTTTTGAGTTCGATGGGGCTTCAACTCA